ATGATCTTGCCAGAATTTCCGAACGCCTGCATAAACTCCATATTCCGTTCTCCTGTCTCGACACGTCCGACAGCATCCAGAGGTGGAACAACGGCGAGTTGCCTGTAGCCCTTGTGCATCCCGCCTCGGCCGGACACGGGCTGAATCTGCAAAGCGGCGGCTCCACACTCATCTGGTTCGGGCTGACCTGGTCGCTGGAGCTGTACCAGCAAACCAACGCCCGTCTGTGGAGACAGGGCCAGACTGCCGACACCGTTGTGATCCAGCACATCATTACAAAGGAAACCATTGACGGCCGCATCTTGAAAGCTCTTTCGCAGAAGGACAGTACGCAGGCAGCCCTGATCAACGCCGTAAAGGCGGATCTGAAAATTTGAGACAATCCGTGCCAATCCGAGTTGATTCCAATTTATCATTACGGAGGTGCGGCTATGCAGATAGCATGGAAATACCTGAATAAACGGGCTGCCGCTTTGGATGCCCTCAAGGACTACGGCAGCATGCAATTCATTCTGGAACACACGGACGACGACATCCGGGCGGAGCACGAAAAGGTGGAAAGTATCCGCAGCTCCGGCTTTGACGGGATGCCCCACGTCCACAATCCGCAGGCCGGTGAGCAGCGCATTCTGAACGGCATCGAGGAGATTGACGTTCTGAAGGAACGCTATCGGCAGGCACTGGAGTACATGGCGTGGTTCCAACCGGCGTGGGAAAACCTGACCGAGGACGAGCAGTATGTGCTGCGGGAGTTTTATATGTGTGACGAGGGAAAGCAGATCAACGCGGTTTACAACATCTGCGAGCATTTTCACATTGAGCGGTCCTCCGCGTACAACAAGAAGAACCGCGCGCTCGACCGGCTGTCCACCTTGCTCTATGGCAAGCGGTGAGTAATATCGCGGACGACTTTTCCATCCGGCCAGTATATACTGGTAGCATAGAAAGTTGTAAAACGACGAAGTCTTCACGGGGCCAAACCCGTGGGGACTTTTGTTTTGCCCGGAAAGGAGGCAGCCATGCCGCACAAACCTTTGACGCCCTGCCGCTATCCCGGCTGCCCGAAGCTGGTGCCCGGCCGTTACTGTGAGGAACACCAGAAGCTAGTCGACAAGCAGTACGAACGGTACGAACGCGATCCCGCTGAGAAGAAGCGGTACGGCCGAGCGTGGAAACGCATCCGCGACAGATACATTGCCACCCATCCTCTCTGCGAGGAATGCCTGAAGCATGGCGTCTACACGCCCGCGACCGAGGTGCATCACCGCCTGCCGCTCTCACGCGGCGGAACCCACATCGACAGTAACCTCGAAGCCTTATGCCATGAATGCCATTCAAGGATCACTGCAAAGATGGGTGACCGTTGGCATGACCGGTAGGGGCGGTCAAAATCTCTACGCCATTCGCGCTGGGAAGCGGCCGTGGGGTCACGTTCGCTAAAACGCGAAATCAAACGGGGTATTGACCCCAACGAGGAAGGAGGAATCGCGGCATGGCCAAGGACGGTACAAACCGTGGCGGCGTAAGAGCCGGGGCCGGGGCAAAACGGAAGCCGCTGGCTGATAAAATTGCGGACGGTAATCCGGGCAAGCACCCACTCACCGTTATGGAATTCAAAAGCGCTGCGGACCTGCGCGGTCAGGATATGCCGGAGCCAAAAGAGATGCTCTCGGCGGTCCAGAAAAATGGCAAGGCTTTGCCCGCCGCCGACATCTTCAAATCTGTATGGCAGTGGCTGTCGGACCGGGGCTGTGCGCACCTCGTTCCTCCGGATACCATCGAGCGGTACGCCATGAGCGCGGCCCGCTGGATTCAGTGTGAGGAGGCCATCACGGAATACGGTTTTCTCGCTAAGCATCCGACCACAGGCAATGCCATCGCCTCACCCTATGTCACGATGGCAAACAGCTTCAAATGCCAAACCCGCGCGGACTGGGCCGAGATTTTTCAGATCGTAAAGGAAAACTGCGCCGCCGGTTACAGCGGCGACAATCCGCAGGACGACCTGATGGAGCGCCTGCTCACGGCGCGGAAAGGAAAATAGCCAATGGCGAATACAGAACGCTTTGAAAAAGTGGACATCGACAAGCTGGTGCCTTATGCCCGCAATGCCCGCACCCACAGCAAAGAACAGATCGCTCAGCTTCGGTCCAGTCTCCGGGAGTTCGGCTTTGTTTCTCCCGTGATCATCGACAACGACTACAACATCATCGCCGGGCACGGTCGTGTGGCCGCCGCCAAGGAGGAAGGTTACAAAACCGTTCCCTGCGTATTCGCGGAGAATTTGACCGAAGCGCAGAAACGCGCCTACATCCTCGCGGACAACCGCCTCGCCATGAACGCGGGCTGGGATGAGCAAATGCTGGCGGTCGAACTGTCCGACCTGCAGGCGGATGCCTTTGACGTCTCTCTTCTCGGCTTCACCGACGCAGAACTGAACAAGCTCTCCGGCGCGGCGGAGAACGTGAAAGAGGACGACTTCGACGTCGACGAGGAACTGAAGAAACCCGCCGTTACAAAGCCCGGCGACCTGTGGCTGCTCGGCAATCACCGCCTCGTCTGCGGTGACAGTACCAAGGCGGACACCTTCACCCTGCTGATGGATGGAAAGCTCGCCAATCTCACGGTGACCGACCCACCCTACAACGTGAACTACGAGGGCAGCGCCGGGAAAATCCAGAACGACAACATGGCGGACGACAAGTTCTATCAGTTCTTGTTCGACGCCCTCACCAATACGGAAAAAGCCATGGCGCAGGATGCCTCCATCTATGTATTTCATGCTGACACCGAAGGGCTGAACTTCCGCAGGGCCTTCTCGGATGCCGGTTTTTATTTGTCCGGCACCTGCATCTGGAAAAAGCAGTCTCTGGTCCTCGGCCGCTCGCCCTATCAGTGGCAGCACGAGCCGATCCTGTTTGGCTGGAAGAAGGCCGGAAAGCATGAATGGTACTCCGACCGGAAGCAATCCACCATCTGGGAATTCGATAAGCCGAAAAAGAATGCAGACCACCCGACCATGAAACCGGTGACCATGCTGGCTTATGCGATTCTCAATTCCAGCATGTCGAACTGCATTGTGCTCGATCCCTTCGGCGGCAGCGGCTCCACGCTCATCGCCTGCGAACAGACCGGGCGTATCTGCGACATGATCGAGCTTGATGAAAAATACTGCGACGTTATCGTAAAACGGTATATCGAAACAAAGGGTAATGCGGACGATGTATTTCTTTTGCGGAATGGGATAAAGGCTGCCTACGAGGAAATTGACACAAAAAACGAAGGCGCAGTAAAAACCACGCCCGCGTGTTGAATTATTTTTCCTCCGGTACCTCTATGACACCGTGTTCATTTTCAAACTGGTCGATGTACTGGCGAATCAGGTATATGACCTGCCCATTCGCTGAACGTCCCTCATACTGTGAAATGTAATGCAGCTTATAGTGCAGTTCGTTGTCAATATGAAGCCCAAGATGCTTGTCTTTCTCTTTTTTTGATATATCCATAAAATCACCCCGCCTTAATTTGTACTTAATATAAGATATTATGAGTTCATATTAAGTAATTCTTATGGTACAATGTGGTCAATGTACTTAAATTAAGTACGCAATATTTTGAAGGTGACCAAAAATGCAAGAGAAAGGCAAAGCACTTTTTATTTATAAGCCGCGACGCATCGAAGATTTAAGGTGCCCTCATAGGCCCGAAAAGGAAACAGCCTATGAAATTGTAAAAACAATAAGCCTGAGCGGCATCGAGTATGAGAATTTTATCACGGACTTGTTGGCGGACAGGCAGTTTATTGAGGAGAATGCCGCACTTTGCGGCGAAGGAGCGACTTTTCGCTGCTTACTTATCCGCCAACATGGATGCAAGGATGGCATTCTGATAGTTCCGGAACTGAAGGCTTACGTTAAGTGGGCGGCGTACATAGGCGGCGAAACGGGAGCGGACGTATGAAGGTAGCTGTTATCGGGTCACGCGGTCTGTCCGTTCCCAACCTGAGAAAATACCTGCCGGGGGGCGTTATGGAGATCGTTTCAGGCGGGGCGCGGGGCGTGGATACGTCGGCGAGAGAGTACGCGCTGGCGAACGGAATCAAGCTGACCGAGTTCTTGCCGGAATACGAAAAATATGGACGTTCCGCACCGCTGAAGCGCAATATCACAATTATCAAAAACGCTGACCTTGTGCTGGCGTTCTGGGACGGCCGGTCACATGGAACTAAGTTTGTAATCGACAACTGCAAAAAACTCGGCATACCTGTAAAAGTTTTCATTCCAGCCGATTTAAGATAAGCACACATAAATCCGCTGGGGCTCCCGGCGGCTTGTCCATTATGCAGAATGTCACTTTTCTTTCACGTATCGCTTGCTATTCCACTGCTTTAGAGTGATATATGTGACTACCAAAATGAAGAAAGGTGGTCAAACCCTATGAAAATCAACTACAACGTAACAGGCGAACAGCGTAAAGCACTGGTCAAGGCAATCGGAGCTATTCTGCAGATCAAGCCAGTATATATGAAAATGCCGACCTGCGCCTACGAAATTGGTGACATCATGGTCGACAAGGAAGGCACCCTCGTCTGCGAGGACAGCGCCAAGGCCGAACGGGTCGCCCACAATCTGATTGCGGACGGTTTCATCGCCGCTGAGAACCCGGAGCCAATAGCCGAAGAAGCCGCTCACGATGAGAATGCAAACGCGCCGGAGAGTCTCACAATTTCGATGCCGAAGGACGGCTTCACCGACGAGGCCATCGCCAACTTAAAGCTCTTGGTCGAGAGCAAGGCGACTCTCATCAAGAAGGCGCTGGGCGCGGAGAACCTGACGATTACGGTCGAGGACGACAAAATTTCCTTCCCGTGGTTCGCAGGCTTCCCCGCACCGGATGAAATCAGTGCCTACGCCAAGTTCATCGGTAAGCTTTGCGGCATGGCCAAAACCCAGAAGCGCGTCACCGCCAAGGACAAGGCGGTCGATAATGACAAGTACGCATTCCGCTGCTTCCTCCTGCGGCTGGGCTTCATCGGGGCTGAGTACAAGGCCGACCGAAAAATCCTGCTGAAGAACCTGACCGGTTCCGCCGCTTTCAAAGGAGGCGCTTCCGATGCTGATGAATAAAACGCTGCTGGCACTCCTCCGGAAAACCCACCCGGCAGGGACCCGCGTGGAGCTTGTGCGGATGGACGACGTGCAGGCTCCGCCCATCGGCACAAAAGGAACCGTGTACGGCGTTGACGATACCGGTTCCATTCTGGTGAACTGGGACAACGGCTCTGGCCTGAACGTGGTCTATGGTATCGATTCCTGTCGGAAGGTCGGTGGTCGCCATGACTGAGAAGGTCAAAGAGCAGATCTTCTCCATTCGCGACGCCGACGACAACGCGACAATCAAGGAATTTTAAGGAGGCGGCAACCATGTGGTCAGAAGGAAGCATCAAGCTCGGTAGCGACATTTTCCACTACTGGGTCAAGCACTACGACGAGGGTTCGCAGTACGGCATCGACGAGGGCCACATTTCCAAGCTGACGCTGAAGCGGAACGGCAAGACGGTTTGCAACTATGACCGGGGCTGGGACATCGAGCCCGCCGACGAAAGCACCGCGACCGCGCTTGCCATCCTGATGAAGGATTACAACTGAACGCAGCCAGGAGTCTGGGCCGGAAGGCCCTGTCTCTCGTTATCTATAGATTCTTGCAAGGCTGCTCCGGCAGTCTTTTTTCATGCCCACTGAAAGGAGGCGACGGCATATACGGAAGCTCAGAAAATACAAACCAACCAGGTTCATGGCAAAGGATTCCTATTACGACAAGAATCTCGCCGATTATGCCGTCAGTTTCATTGAAAGCCTGCGGCACACCAAGGGCCAGTGGTACCGGGAACCGTTCGAGCTAATCGACTGGCAGGAACAGATTGTCCGGGATGTGTTCGGTGTTCTGAAGCCCAACGGCTATCGACAGTTCAACACCGCCTATGTGGAAATCCCGAAGAAGATGGGCAAAAGCGAACTGGCTGCGGCTATCGCGCTGCTGCTTACCTGCGGTGACGGTGAGGAGCGTGCCGAAGTCTATGGCTGCGCGGCCGATCACAATCAGGCATCCATTGTTTTCAATGTCGCCGCCGATATGGTCCGCATGTGTCCGGCACTCTCAAAGAGGGTGAAAATTCTCGACTCCAAGAAGCGCCTCGTCTACCAGCCGACCAGCAGCTTTTATCAGGTACTCTCGGCGGACGTGGCAAACAAGCACGGTTTCAACACTCATGGCGTTATCTTTGACGAACTGCACACCCAACCGAACCGGAAGCTCTACGACGTCATGACGAAAGGCAGCGGTGACGCGAGAATGCAGCCGCTGTATTTTCTCATCACAACGGCCGGGGACAACCAGAACAGCATCTGCTGGGAAGTCCATGAAAAAGCAAAGGACATCATTAAAGGCCGGAAGCACGACTCCACATTTTATCCGGTTATTTACGGGGCCGGTCCGGATGATGACTGGACGGACCCGAAGGTATGGAAAAAAGCAAACCCGTCGCTTGGCATCACGGTCGGTATTGACAAGGTCCGCGACGCTTGCGAATCGGCCCGGCAAAATCCCGCCGAAGAAAACGCCTTTCGTCAGCTCCGACTGAACCAGTGGGTAAAGCAGTCTATCCGCTGGATGCCGATGGAAAAATGGGACGCCTGCGCGTTCCCAGTCGACCCGAAGTCGCTGGAGGGCCGCGTCTGCTACGGCGGCTTGGACCTCTCCTCCACTACGGATATCACAGCGTTCGTGCTGGTGTTTCCTCCAGAGAATGAGGAGGACAAATACAACATCCTGCCGTTCTTCTGGATACCGGAAGAGAACATTGACATCCGCGTGAAACGGGATCATGTCAATTACGATCTGTGGAAGCAGCAGGGCTTCCTGCAGACGACCGAAGGTAATGTGGTTCACTACGGCTTTATCGAGAGCTTCATTGAAGAACTCGGCACCCGTTACAATATTCGTGAGATTGCCTTTGACCGCTGGGGCGCAACGCAGATGGTCCAGAACCTTGAGGGCCTTGGCTTCACGGTCGTTCCCTTCGGGCAAGGCTTCAAAGATATGAGCCCGCCAACCAAGGAACTCATGCGGCTCACGTTGGCTGGGCAGCTCGCCCATGGCGGGCACCCGGTCCTGCGCTGGATGATGGACAACATTTTCATCCGTACGGACCCGGCCGGGAACATCAAACCGGATAAGGAAAAATCGACGGAAAAGATAGACGGCGCGGTCGCAACAATTATGGCGCTCGACCGGGCAATTCGTTGTGGGGATGCCGGTGAGTCAGTCTATAATGAGCGCGGCCTACTGGTATTGTAAAAAAACGAGCCAGTTCAAAATGAACTGGCTCGCCCTAATTACCATGGTACCAATTGCCTAATAGTGACGCCAATACATGACGCTTACCTTGAAAACGGCACTAACATAGGACTTACTGTTGGTACCATTATATTAGCATATACCACGGTTGGTGTCAATATTCCTACAAGGGGAAATCAAAAATAAATTTTAGCATTCCTACGTCTTCTAATTTTTTCATTTCATCGTTATAGCAAAGAGTTTGTAGCTGAGAGTAATAAAGATTTGCGAAAACATCTGCAATTTGAATGAATTGGTTGCAGGATGAATCAAAGTAATGAACAGTAAACGGCCCTGATACTGTACCGCTCATTGTCAACTGAGTGTTTAAATAGTTCTCAAGGAAATATTTGGTTTCGGTCTTTTCATTGCGTTCATCAAGCTGTAAATTACATGGTTCATCAGGGAGAAATCCTTTGCTAAAGAAATAACTAAGAGAAAGACAAATATTGTAATTAAAGACTCGTGCTGTATTTTGGCAAAATGTATCACTAAGCCGTCCGTTTTTTATCCGTATGTAATATATCTCAAAGTATGGGCTTTTTGAAAAGTAATTCACAAATTTTTTCTTCATTTCACGGTCAAACTGATTGCCCTTTAGTTCGTGAAATTTTCCATTGACAAACATCTTCCCACCAGGCCGTACAATTTTACCTGTTTTTTGATCAACACGATCGCAATCTAATTCACGAAGCCGATCCAAATTGGATGCAACAAAGCGTTTGTAGGCACGCTTTAGCTTTTCTTTATTTGTAACATGAATCATAGCCACAACAAAATATGGAACTCTTTTCGCGTCATGGTTATTGATGGACCCTGATTCATCAATATATATGTTCATACTCTGCTCTCCATTCATCGAATATTGATATTATACCTGATTAGAGAAACAAAGTACAACACTAATTGTCATTTTAATATATAAAACGACGAACAAGCAAAGCATCTCTCCGGAGGTGCTTTTTCACACTCATTTTTAAGGAGGCACAGCCATGTTCCACTTCAAAAAGCATTCCCGCAAGGCAAGAGACAAGCCTCACGACTACTACACCGGCACAGATTTTCGATACCTTTTCGGCCCGACGACGAGCGGCAAGAACGTCAATGAGTTCACGGCGATGCAGACAACAGCGGTTTACTCCTGTGTCCGCATCCTGTCGGAAGCCATTGCTTCTCTGCCGCTCAATCTATACCGCTACAAGAGCGACGGCGGTAAGGAGCGCGTGTATGACCACCCGCTCTACCACATTCTGCACGACGAACCGAACCCGGAAATGACATCGTTCGTATTCCGCGAAACGCTGATGAGCCATCTGCTCATCTGGGGTAACGCTTACGCGCAGATCATCCGGGACGGAGCCGGACGCGTCGTAGCGCTTTATCCGCTACTGCCCGACAAGATGCAGGTCGACCGGGATGAGCAAGGCGAACTCTACTACCTGTACACAAAAAGCAGCGATGAAAACCCGAACGTGAAGCAATATGGTCAGGTACGGCTCTCCCAGTACGACGTACTGCATATTCCAGGACTGGGCTTCGACGGCCTCGTCGGCTACTCGCCGATTGCGATGGCCAAGAACGCGGTCGGCATCTCGCTGGCCTGCGAAGAATACGGTGCCAGCTTCTTTGCCAACGGAGCCAACCCCAGCGGCGTACTGGAGCATCCGGGTATTCTGAAGGACCCGGCCAAGGTGCGCGATTCATGGAATGAGGTCTATCGTGGTTCCGGCAACGCTCACAAGATTGCCGTTTTGGAGGAAGGCATGAAATACACGCCGATCTCCATTTCACCGGAGGAAGCGCAGTTTCTGGAAACGCGAAAATTTCAGATTGACGAGATTGCGCGACTCTACCGCATTCCGCCGCACATGGCGGGCGACCTCGAGAAGTCCAGCTTTTCCAATATTGAGCAGCAGTCGCTGGAATTTGTGAAATACACGCTCGACCCGTGGGTAATCCGTTGGGAGCAGAGCCTGATGCGTTCGCTGTTCACTCCTGCAGAAAAACAGCAGTACTTCATCAAGCTGAACGTGGACGGGCTGCAGCGCGGCGATTACCAAAGCCGCATGAACGGCTACGCCACAGGCAGGCAGAACGGCTGGTTCTCCGCCAACGACATCCGCGAGCTGGAAGATTTGAATCCTATCCCGGCTGAGGAAGGCGGCAATCTGTATCTCATCAACGGCAACATGACCAAATTGAAAGACGCCGGAATCTTCGCAGCGTCCACGAAAGCGGGCGGCGACAAACCGGGTCAGGGAGGTAACAATACGTGAAAAGGAAGTTCTGGAATTGGGTAAAGAACGATGGTGCCGACGAATTTGGCAGCGAACGCACACTTTATCTGAACGGCGAGATCAGCGATGAAACATGGTACGGCGATGAAGTTACTCCCCAGATGTTCAAAGACGAACTGAACGCCGGGAGCGGCGACATTACCCTCTGGATCAACTCGCCGGGCGGTGACTGCTTCGCGGCGGCGCAGATCTACAACCTGCTCATGGATTACAGGGGCAATGTCACGGTCAAGATCGACGGGCTTGCGGCCTCGGCCGCTTCCGTCATCGCAATGGCGGGCACAAAAGTATGTATGTCGCCGGTAGCTATGCTGATGATTCACAACCCCGCGACCGTGGCAATCGGCGACGAAGGCGAAATGCAGAAGGCCATCGACATGCTCGCGGAAGTCAAGGAAAGCATTATGAACGCCTACGAGATCAAAACGGGTCTTTCCCGCACGGTGATTTCGCATCTTATGGATACGGAGTCATGGTTCAACGCCAAGAAAGCTGTGGAGCTTCACTTTGCCGACGAGATTCTGTTCTCACCGGAGGAGCAGGAAGATCTGCCGAACGAAACGGAGGCCATGTTGTTCTCCCGCGCGGCGGTCACTAATTCTCTGCTTTCCAAGCTGATCCCGAAAAAGCCGGAAAAGCGGAGTGAAAACAAAGTACCCATTTCGCAGTTCGATAAAAGGCTGAGCCTGCTGGCTCATTAATTTGAGGAGGATTTTACTATGAATCAGATTTTGAAACTCAGAGAAAAAAGAGCGAAGGCGTGGGAAGCGGCGAAAGCGTTTCTCGACGCCAAGCGCGGCGCGGACGGTCTGATCTCCGCCGAGGACTCCGCGACCTATGACAAGATGGAAGCTGAAGTCATTAATCTCGGCAAAGAAATTGACCGCTTGGAGCGTCAGGCCGAGATTGACGCGGAGCTTGCAAATCCGACCTCGCAACCCATAACCAACCAGCCCGGCAAAAACGGTGTTGAAGCAAAAACAGGACGCGCGTCCGATGCCTATAAAAAAGCATTCTGGAACAGTATCCGCAAAAGCAACTTCTATGATGTGAGCAATGACCTTTCTGTGGGAACGGACGCAAAGGGTGGCTATCTGGTGCCGGATGAGTTCGAGCAGCAGCTGATTGACAAGCTGCAGGAGCAGAATTTCATGCGCACCCTCGCAACCATCATTCAGACGGCCAGCGGCGACCGCAAGATCCCGATTGTTACCGGGCACGGAGAAGCGAGCTGGATGGATGAGAATGGCCTTTATCCGGAAAGCGACGACGCTTTCGGGCAGGCAACAATCGGCGCGTTTAAGCTGGGAACCATCATCAAAATTTCCGATGAGCTTCTGAATGACGGTGTTTTCAATCTGGAAAGCTACATTGCAAACGAGTTTGCCCGCCGAATCGGTACAAAGGAGGAGGAAGCCTTTCTCATCGGTGACGGAAGCAGCAAACCCACCGGGCTGTTAACCAGCGCGGTAATTGGTGTTACCGCTGCCAGTGCTTCTATTACATTCGATGATGTAATGGATCTTTATCATTCCCTGCGCACTCCTTACCGTAGAAACGCGGCCTGGATTCTGAATGATTCCACTGTGAAAGCATTGCGCAAACTAAAAGACAGCAACGGCAACTATATCTGGCAGCCGTCAATCCAAATGGGGCAGCCGGATATGATTCTCAGCCGTCCTTACTACACCAGCACTTTTGTTCCGGAGATCGGGGCCGGAAATAAAGTTATGGCTTTCGGTGATTACAGCTACTACTGGATTGCGGACAGACAGGGCCGCTCTTTTCAGCGTCTGAACGAACTCTATGCCGCAAATGGCCAGGTAGGTTACCTTGCCAGCCAGCGTGTAGATGGAAAGCTGGTTCTTCCTGAAGCGGTCAAGACACTTGCCATCAAAGGCGCGGGGGCGTAAGCCAATGCTGATTACACTGGATGAAGCAAAACTTTATCTGCACATTGACTCTGCGGATGAAGATTCTGTGATAACGGGATTTATTGAAACAGCAGAGAAGTTGTGTATGGACATTGCGCGTGTAGACGAAACGGAGCTTCTCGCTTCAAAAGAGACTTCGCGGATTGCGGAACTTTACGCGGTGGCCTATCTGTACGAAAACCGGGAGAACGCGGATTTTGGAGAATTGACTTCCATGCTCCGCGCTCTCTTTTTTGGTATCCGCAAAGACGCGTTTTAGGAGTGCCTGCCATGAGATACAAAATGCATATCAGCGAGTTGCGGACCATAATCCGCATCCAGAGGAAAGTTGTCACTGGTACAGGCATTCATCAGACAATAAGCTGGATTGACCTTGGCAATACGCTTTCCACTGATCCGCCCCGCTATCTGCGGTGCAAATGGTTTCCTTTGGGCGGAACCGAAGCGTGGATTGCCCAGTCCGTCCAGGTTATTGACGCGGCGAATGTTGTCTTGAGGCATAATCCGCTGATTACCGCTTCCTGCAGGCTGATCCGTGGCAACATTGTTTACTCAATCATCGACCTGATGGACCCGGACCAGCACCGCGAATGGACAGTCTTTAAAGTCAAGGCTTCTCTGAACGGTTAATCTCTTTTGAGCGGTCGTCCATACGGGCGGCCGCCTTTTTTCATATGTAAAAGCATAAGGAGGTAAGTGAAAATGAAGGAAATCTGGACTGGAATTCAGGTCGCATTCTCAGCCATTGGCGGGATGCTCGGCTGGTTTCTCGGAGGAATGGACGGCTTTCTGTACGCGCTACTCGCCTTCGTGATCCTCGACTATATCACAGGCGTGATGGTGGCCGCAATCCAGAAGAAGGTATCCAGCGAGGTCGGCTTCAAGGGCATCTGTAGGAAAGTGCTTATTTTTATTCTCATTGGCATGGCGAACATCGTCGATGTACAGATCATTGGCAACGGCAGCGCCATTCGCACGGCGGTCATCTTCTTCTATCTTTCCAACGAGGGCATCAGTATTCTGGAAAACACGGCGATTATCGGGCTGCCTGTCCCGCAAAAGCTTAAAGACGTGCTGGAACAGCTAAAGGACCACAGCGATAAGGAAGAAAAATAATATGAGTACGACACCGTGGGTCGCTTCACAGGCGAGGGGGTATTCACAATTGTCGGGGAAGCAATTGGCACCGGAGCAACCAAATGGGGCCTGCTCAAAGCTTATCAGGCTGGCCAGAATGACTGGATTTCACTGGACTATGTGGCAAAGCTCTGAGACATCATTTCAAGGCTCGGCGGGAGAAAATCCTGCCGGGCCTTATTTTTTTTCGTTCAAACACGGCCTTTCTATCCTGTGAAGGTTGAAGGCAGCGTCGTGAGCATATTTTTTTGATTTTTCGGCCAAACGGCGTTTTTGCCTCCATTGGGTAGTGAGGACAGGGGTCCCCAGATTGGAGGCAAGCACATGACAAATGGACAACGAGATACCATTGCAGCTTTGCGCCATCAAGGCTATGGCTATATAAAAATTGGCCAAAAGCTTGATATTTCAGATAATACGGTGCGCTCCTTTTGCCGTAGAAATGGCCTTGACAGTGATACTATGACGAACACCGTCATCTGCAAGCAGTGCGGAAAACCAATAAAAATAGCTACTGGACGTAAACCGAGAAAATTCTGCTCAGATGCTTGTCGGACGATATGGTGGAATAGTCACCTTGAATGTGTGAATCGCAAGGCTATATATCAGTTCACGTGTGCCTATTGCGGGAAGTCTTTTTCGGCATACGGAAATAAGAACAGGAAGTATTGTTGCCACCCCTGCTACATTGCGGCTCGCTTCGGAGAGGAGCGTTGCCCCCATGAATGACGCCTACCGTGCCAAACTGGAGAATTACCTTGCATCCATACTGCAGGCAAAAAAGATGCTGTTGCAGGGGATTTTAACCCCGGAAGATTACGCCAAAATTGATACAATCATAGCCGAAAAATACGGAATATCTTCGTGTAGTTTATATCGCGGGATTGACTTGATATACAGCGGGTTCAACGGTAATATGTCACACTACGAGGGGGGTGACAAAATGCCAAGAAGCATAACGGTAGTACCAAAACCGCCAAAGCTCGAACAGAAAAAGAAGGTCGCTGCGTATGCCCGCGTTTCCAGCGGTAAGGACGCGATGCTTCACTCACTATCAGCGCAGGTTAGCTATTACAGCAACCTCATACAGAACCACATTGACTGGCTGTACGTCGGTGTTTATGCTGATGAAGCCAAAACCGGCACGAAAGACAGCAGAGACAATTTTCAACGGCTGATAGCCGACTGTCGCGCCGGAAAGGTCGATATGGTACTTACCAAGTCCATCTCCCGCTTTGCACGAAACACTGTTACCCTTTTACAGACGGTTCGTGAATTCAAGGCGTTGGGGGTGGACATTTATTTTGAAGAGCAGAACATCCATACGATGAGCGGAGACGGAGAATTGATGATGACGATTCTCGCATCCTACGCACAGGAAGAAAGTCGTTCGGCAAGTGAAAATCAGAAGTGGCGCATCCGGAGAAATTTCGAGGAAGGGATGCCTTGGAACGGCACTATTCTGGGATACAGCTACGAAAAAGGGAAATATGTAGTTGTCCCGGATGAGGCCGCACTGGTTAAGCTGATTTTCGAATATTATCTTGAAGGGCTTGGATATAACGCCATCGCCAATAGGCTGAATGCTGAAGGTTACAAGACCCGCAACGGTAAGCCTTGGTATCACAGTACGATTATGAAAATTCTTCGAAACTATACTTACACGGGCAATTTGCTTCTTCAAAAAACCTACAGGGAAAACCATATTACAAAGAAAACGCTTGTCAACCATGGCGAGCTCCCAATGTATCAT